AGCTATAGGGCTTCTGGCAACTACACCCCTGTAAGCTTCACGAGTTTCAGGATATTTAGCTAGGCAATCAACTCCTCTAGCTAGTTTTTCAGTCCTAGAAGGGAATGCTTCATTAGTGCCAGACATGATTCTTTCTCCTTTCCAACTAAAACCAGTCAAGTTTTCTAAGGCGTTTGTGACACCGAAATACACTTGAGCAATGCTGTCATTAGCTATTTTTGTGACATCATATATGCTCATTTTGCGAACGTAGCGGTAGGGCAATTTGAAAGGTTTATAAAATCTTCTGACGGCTGCACCACGATCAGGAATACGTCTTACTTTCAACCAGCGCACGTTCCCTACATTAGCTAAGAGTTTATCTCTTATAAGATTAGCTTCGTTGTGAAGGAAATTAAACAATTCATCGTCGTGTACACACAATAACAAATGACCTAGAGTTCTTTCATATGCATAACGCAATCCTGAACTCCTTAAAGTGGCAGCTTGTCTGGTTTTAATCGCTTCCCTGTCATGGACTATAGCATACTTAGGCGTGTCTATACCAGCTTTCTCAAAATCCTCAGAAAATTGCGTTCCTTCCAATACCGTTTTTCTAAGCCAAGGAGCACCAACAGGGGAAGTCCCTTCCCATTCCAGTCTACATGGCACTTTCCATCTTTCTTCAATGATGTCAATGAGCTTGGAACTGTCAATTTCATATCCTCGCTTAAGCCCAAGCATCGCGTCATCATGCATGTTCGAGATGACGCATCTATTGAAAGCCTCCTGGTGAGACACTTTCCACAAATGTGCTAAACAATCTATTTTTATGCCAACTACTATCCAACTGCCATCAGTGGTCACTGAAGCCTGTCCTGTGCTCAAGCCTCTATTCTTTGGTAAATTTTCGCCATCTAATAGCGAAATCATGTGACTGGATTCTAAAGAATCGAAAGAAGCGTCGACGATAGCTTCCACAGCTTCTTTATCACCTAGATGTTGGAACATTGATTTGCGTAAAGTTTTTATGATTTCAATAGCCTGAGTATTCTCATGAGCGTCTGCGGCAGTGTAATCAAGTACGACGACTTGACCACAATCTTCGTATTTATTTAATACATAATTGTAGCCAGCACCAGTTAATGGCATACCAGCTTTTGGAGGTATCTCAGGCCAATACTGAGGATTCCTCTTATCGAAATAATAATTAAGAGATTTAGTCAACATGTACCAAGGGCTGCATTGAGCTATAACAGTTCTTGCTTTAGCAGGATTTTCATCCAATTTTGCCCTTTCTACTATGTAATCCTTCACGAAGACATGATGGACCATACCTGGAACAGCACCACCATTAACAAGCAGTTGTCTGGTAGAATCAACTAGACTGTTCATCCAACCTGATTTGACTAAGTCTGAACGCCTACGAAGTAATGACTCGGTACCATTCTTAGAATAATATTTTTGACCTTCAAAAGGAATGCCAGAACTGTATTTCTTAATCATCTTCTTGGCTATTAGTGAAGGATCGGCTATGTCACAAGGTTTAAAGACATCAGGATATTCAGCCAAAATAGCTTTTGCGACCGCATGAGCATCCGCCGCTTTTGCTGTGCCTGACAATGGATCAGGTGCATATCTAGCTGCTGAAGCTCTGACAGTGTCTGCATTGAGATATTCTAAGCAATTAGCGCCTTCTTCTACTGTCATAACGCTTCTTAACCTTTCCATTCT